TAAAAACGAATGGAGCCGGTGAGGTAATAGCAGAAGGCGCTCGGTACTTTGTAGGCGATCCCTATGGTTCAACTCCTTTCGGTGCATTGACCAATCAAGTTTTAGCCAGCGGAAATTTGACTATCGGATTTTATGTCAAATCTTCCGGGCAGATAGCTTTTAAGGTTCATGACGGTTCGTCTGAATATGCCTCTGGATTTGTCGCGGTTGCAGGAGATAATTCTGTGCCTCAGTTGGTACAGGATGTCTTTATTACTCTCGGTCTTGTTACGATTGGAACGATTACCGGATGGCATAACCTTACCGACGAGGAAATTGATTTCCTTTACTCGCAATCTGTTCTCGGCCCGGCGTTGTCTCCTCCTGAGGTCTTTCTGCTTGAACAAATTGACCTGACTGGTGACGTGGCAATTTTCCTGGAAGACGGTGTCGGCGGCTTGAAAATGAAAGGCACGGACTTTGCGCGTGAGTCCGGTCTGGTCGGTTCGGTACTCCTTTCTTTATTTACGGACAGACGCGCAGAACCGGATGACATCGTACCAGATGGGACAACCGACCGTCGCGGATGGTGGGCTGACAATGAATTGGGTTCCCGTATCTGGCTTCTGGCTCGCAGTAAAGTCAACTCTGAAACCATTTCCAAAATTGAAGAGTACTCTATTCAAGCGTTGCGGTGGATGGTCGAAGACGGCGTGGCAGAATCAGTAGATGTAGAAGTTACGCGGTCTGGAATGGAAACAATCATTTGGGTAGTCACAATCAAGCAACCGAACGCTGAAGGGGAAAATGTTTTTCGCTGGCAGTTGAATTGGAATGAACTACTCAAAACAAGGACGGCATAATGTCTGAAGGGAATGGTACTATGAGCGGTCAACCAAACAATATTTTTGCGACATTCGCGAAGTTTGGATTTGCAGGAGTAATCAGCGCGGTTCTTTTGTACTTTGTCTACTACAATATGACCGTGACCAATTCGGTGATAACCGAAAATACGAAAGCCCTTGTGGACTTCAAAGCTGTTGGTATCCAAGTAAAGGATGCGGTCAACGCGAGTACAGATGTTTCCAAAGATGTGAAAGCCTATCTAAAGAGGAGATAACCATGTCCTTTCTACGTCCGACATTGTCTGTCATTACCCAGCGTGTGGAAACGGACATTACGTCCCGTCTTACAGACGGTATTCCGTTGCTGCGGAATTCTGTTCTTAAAATTCTCGCGCGGGCGATAGCGGGTGCGATACATCTGCTCTACGGATTCCTTCAATTCCTTGGCAATGAAGCTATCCTTGTTGACCGGGCATTCGGTATCTGGCTTGACCGCCATGCGTTTATCTGGGGTCTTACCCGGAAGCCGGCGACGTTCTCAGTAGGTTATCTTAGATTTACTGGAGTAGACGGATCTCATATTCCTGGGGGGACTACGGTAATTCGTAACGACGGCATTGAATTTGTTACGCAATTAGAAACTACGATTTTCGGTGGGACAGCAGAAACGGTATCAAATTGTAAGACAGCGGGTTCGGTAGGAAATACTCCAATCGGTGTCTTTATGAATCTTGTGACTCCGATAAGCGGCGTAGACGTGGCGGTGGAGGTAATCAATCCACCGTTTGACACGGGCGTAGATATCGAATCTGATGAAGCGCTCCGCGACCGCATTTTACAACGCATACAGAATCCACCCGCTGGAGGGAGTGCTGCGGACTACATCGGATGGGCGACTTCTATCGAAGGGGTTTTCAAAGCGTTCGTCTTCAGCAATTTGGAATTTCAAGGTCTTGGAACCGTGGGGGTTTACGTCATAGACGATGACCCGGATTCTCCGACGGTAAGTGGAGCAGTAATTACGGATGTTCAAACCTATATTGACACGGTGCGACCGGTCACAGCTCAGGTGACGGTGTTGAATGTGACTCCGGTGGTTATCAATTTTACCGTGGACGACGCTTCCACAGATCCTGCAATTCAAGCTGCGACCATTGCAGCGATAAAACAATTATTCCAGGATGAAGGAATCCCTGGGATGGTTGTTCTTTTGTCGCATATTGTTCAGATTGGTTTACAGTCCGGGAATTCTGATTTTGAGATTATCGCTCCGGCGGCAGACGTAGATTTGAACCCTGGAGAATACCCTGTCCTAGGAACGGTAACTTTTGTATAATTGTCTTAACCCATAACCAAGGAGAAGTCCATGCCATTGTCAACATCGGGAAAAAATGCTTCGTTGGATGCGCTCGCCGCATTGATTGATTTCGTGTCTCTGCATAACGCAATACCGAACGATTCCGGTTCCGGCGAAATTGCAGGAGGCGCTCCCGCGTACTCGCGCGAAGCGATTGCATGGGCGGCTGCGAGCGGTGGATCCGTTTCCAAAGACGCAACCGATCCGGTCTTCGACGTTCCGGGCGGCGGAACCGAAGTCAAGTTCGTTGGATACTGGTCGTTGGCAACCGGCGGAACGTTTTACGGCTTCGGTCCCATCAATGGCGGTTCCATTCGTGGCGTTGGGTCCGCATTGGCATCCTCGGACACCATCACGTCCCGTGGTCACGGATTGGTCAACGGCGATCGGGTCATTGTTTTCCCCAGCGGTGACGCGGCAATTCCAGCCGGACTTTCTTCCGCGACGGAATACTACGTTGTCGGCGCTTCAACGGACACGTTCCAGCTGTCCTTGACGCTTGCAGGAGCGGCGGTAAACATCACTTCGGATGGCGAGTTCGGCTTCCAGAAGTTCATTCCGGAAGTCTACAATTCGCAGGGAACCTTTACCCTCGACGACGCGGACTTGGATTTCAACGGCTAATAACTAGCCCGGCCTGAAATATGGCCGGGTTCTTATAGACCGAGGGAACTATGAGCGTTTCATTCTATCGTAAGCAGTCAGGGTCTACTACCATAGATACCTTGACCACGACTACGGCTCAAGCTACGTTGAGCAATGCCGTGGATTTGACCAAGAGCTTTCTTTTGGTTACGCATAGAGTCGACAGCATTCAAGTATTTCGGTATCTTTTAGACTGTTGGCTTTCCAGTTCTACAACGGTTGATTTCGCCATATTCGGTCCCGCGAGCGCGGGCGGACTGGTGATGACCATTGAATGGGAAGTAATTGAATTCGTGGGTAATGGTATCAACGTCCAACGTGGACGTATTACGGATTGGTCTGGAACCAATAACGTAACGATTTCTTCTGTCAACACGACGCGAGCGTTTCCAATAATCTACTGGAATAACTCTGGGTCAGACCAGAGCGGTGAAGACACGCTGACCGCTGAAATAACTTCTGGAACCAATCTGCAGATTATTTCGGAAGGCTCTTCCAATCCGGCTGCGACCTTGTCCTGGCAAGTTATCGACTGCGAAAATTGCAGTATTCAACTTATTTCTGCCAGCGTCAATTCAGCCAACACGACACAAGCGATCACATCAGTGGACACCACGAAAACGTTCATAGTCCATTCTCAGCGTACTACCGGAGCTGGACAACTAGATGCCGCTGTTATCTACCGTGTAACTTTGGACAGCGCGACCGCGGTCAGGTACGAGCGCTATACAAGTGGAACCGCGTGGACCGTACGAACATACGTTGTGACTTGGAATACTCCAGGGTTCAACAAACAGCAAGTCCTTGCGACTCCCGGTGGAGGAACCGGAACGCAAGCGATGGCAATATCGGCCGTGAATACGAACCGGGCCGTATGCTATCCGTGTTGCCAAATTGGAATGATGCTCCCGGCAAACAGTACGGATGACGATTACGGAGACGCGGGTTGGACGTGCGAATTTACATCTACTACGAACGTCAACATGATACGTTCAGCTCCTAGTGTTGGAGCGACAATCGGCGTTCAGGTTTTGGAATGGCGTGGCATAGGTAGCTCGATTACGAGTTCAAGGCCGAGCGCAATTGAACTGAGCAAGAAGGGTATGCCAGGAAGTTCATTGTCGGTTATGAATCCAAATGAACTGGATCAGGGTTTGAAGGGTCTGCCCGGCAATAGCATTTCAGCCGTGAAAATATTATCCACGGAATCCGGGTTGAAAGGCTTCTTAGGGAGCGCTCCAATCTTTGCTCTACCTTCTGACATTGAAATCGGTCTGAAGGGTATCAAAGGCGAAGCAGATAACTTTAATTTCGTTGACTCTTTTTCTAATTCTGTTAAGAACACCTTGAGCTCTGTTGTGGTGCTCAGCCGCGTGGAAAGCATTGCAGTCTGTGTCAAACATGGCAAAGGAATTTCCGTTCTACGGGCGTTCTGCATAGCGAACTACGTTTTCATTCCACAAATACTTCCGGCGTTGGATCTTCAGGCGTATAAGAAAATGGTGCTTCAGCTATTTCCGCTAGGAGGGATTTGGAGAAATCTAAGCACGACTACGGATCTATTCGTAGAAGCGTTCTGCACCGAAATCAACCGGCTCCATTTGCGCGTACGAGACCTGTTCCGGGAAATCAACCCGGCAACGTCCGAAGAACTACTTCCGGATTGGGAACGTATAGCTTTACTCCCAGAGGAGCAACCTACTCCAGCGGATACGATTGCTCAGCGTCAACTTGTCGTGGCCGCGAAAATGCTTACCAGTTATTCCGGGCCGTCGCGTCAGTTCTTTACGGACCTCGCAGCATCTATGGGGATTACGGTTATCGTTACAGACGGCACTGAGGATGAGACTCCACCGCGTGTAGATATTGCGCGTGTAGACCTTGCTCGGTTGAACAACGAGGGTAACATCTTCGAATGGAACGTGGATTTAATTGCTGACCCAAACAATCTTTTTTCAAAGTATCAAACCATCATCGAACGTATCAAGCCGGCTCATACGGTAATAGACTACATCTAAGGAGTAAATCATGCACTACACAGAAGGCCCAGATTTTGAAGACCTCGGTGGTGGAGTTCGGCGCCATAAGGCGACTCCTCCAGAAACAATCATATCCAAAAACATCATGAATGCTACGATGATGGAAATTATCAATACCGTTCTTGCATCTGGACAGGCGCTTGAGCTCACGGGCGCGGCAGACCAGACAGCTGGATGGATTCAATTACGCGAGGCGGTCAAAAGATTGGCCGGTCGTGGTGGACAAGACGCTTCGGTGTTTAGTCTCCCTTCGATTTTACGCGGAATTGACGTAGGAGTATTTGCTGTAAAAACAATCACCGCAGATCCATTCACAATTACCGATCTTCGTGGTCTAACGGTCATAGACCAGTCTGGAGGTCCGTTTGCTGATGGTCTGGTTCTGCTTGAAGAAAGTGCGGAGTACGAAGGAAGAACCATCTACGTAATGAACGGAACCGGCGCTCGAATAAAAGTGCGGTCTGTCACTTCAACTCTTACTCCAATACTTCTCGAAGACCAAAGCGCAACGACCTTCGTCAACGTCAACGGATTTTGGTATCCAACAAGTAACTCGGCGACTTCCGGTTCATTCACGGCGGTTCTAGCTGAATACGGAGCCGATGTTGCGGTCGCAGCCGGAACGGCGAAATGGGAAAAGAGAGGAAATTTTGTAGATCTAACACTTCCTAATTTTGCTGGAACCCTATTGGTTACTGGACTGGTCAGAATAGTCGATACTGGATTTGCAGAGTTACCCGTGGCAATGGCTCCATCTTCAATTCAAAACTTTCCTATGAATGCCCGCGATGGCGCAGATCCGACAATCGTGGTTAAACCTTTCCATTTTGAAAATTCTCCACGCAGAATAGTTTCATCCATCAGTTTTGTAGCTGGTTCCATTTCCGGGTATCGGACGACAATCAGGTACTTCACGGGAACCGGCGTTTAACCAATCCCTTCCCAGCGGGGGAGTCAATCACTGGGAGAAAGGAAAACATGATAGAAGCAATCAAGGCTCGCGTGGTGGGAGGTTGGAAAACTTCCCTTCAGGGCGCGGTCGAAGGAACGGCTTTCGCGGCCGCGATTCCGATTCTGGACTTGGACGTATCCAAACCGGAAGGGAAGTTGTCGGCGCTTATCGCCATCTGGCGAGTAGTGTACGGTCTTTTCAAAAAGTGAAGTGTCGACGCTGTCCAAGGTTCTTTCCACCTAAGGGACGTCTACGCCGGATATCGGGCAGTACTCCGGCGTTCTTATAAGGAGGCAGAAAATGATTCTCCATGTATTGCGTTCAATCTACAATCCAGAATGGGCAAAGGGAGTTATCTTGCTGGACGGCAAGTGGCTTACCAATTCCCATGAGGACACCGTTCGAGAATTGAAAACACTCGCTGACAAGGTATTTGGTAAGACCGCCATTCCTGCTGGAGTGTATGAGGTTATCGTTACCGACAGCCCGAAGTTCAAAAAGAAAATGACCGAGCTAGTTGGGGTTCCGTTTTTTAGCAAGACTCGTATCCATGGAGTTCGAGATGAGCGGGATACGGAAGGTTGCGTTGGTCATACTGGAGGTCCGGCCATGACGGATATGCTGACTCAGCTAGCTCTAAAACCCGGGAAGCATTTCTGCCATGTTATCAACGGATACCCCGGAAAGTTTTTAGGCTGACACCGGGAAATACTTCGGCTTCGTCTTACTCGGCAGAAGAAGAGTCTTTGCCGGTCTCCAACGTGGAACTATCCATGCTGGTAACATGACCTGTCGTTTCTTCCGCATGTCGTACGCTTTTCTTGGTATTCTTGGACGCGGGTAGAACGTTCCGAAGTCTCTGATTTCTACTTTTCGATTTTCGGCTAATTTTTCCCCCACGAAGCTCAGGATACTTTCGATGTAAGTCTGCAAGGTCTCGACTGACTTGTTTATCAAGATTTTTTGCATTGTCTGACATAACAAGTATTTGCTCAAGGTTTTTCGAGTACGTTCTGATTCTGGTCGTTTCGACATTTAAGGAATCCACCTTTCTTTCTGTTTCTGTACATTGGTTGAACCGGAATGTTTCTTGTGCGATGTATTTGAAAACTGGAAGATATCGTTCTGCAATGTAGATAAATGCAGATATCCATAGAATAGTTCCAAATCGCAGATACCATCTAATGTAACGAGCCGTTTTTGTAGTAATTAAGGCCTCCTAGGGAGCCTTGTGGAGCCTGTTGGCATTGGGGCGGGTTTACCCTTACCCAATACCCGAACTGGGTTCCTACACTCGGCAGGAGGGCTAGGCATAGCCCTGGAACCGCTTTTCTTTTTCACCCTACCCTTATGGGGTTAGAAAAGAAACGGGTTCCTATGGTCATGCCAGAGCTCCACGCCGAGCGCTATTTTTACGCTGTTTCCGTGTTATCTGTATACGGATGGTATTCATAAATGACGTCTTGATTTCCATCGAGTCCGGTTGGTTTCAATAAACCTTGAAAATACTTGTACGGACTTTTTCCGGAGTTTGGAGTATTCCAAATTTCACGAATGTATTCCAACATGGTTTGATTGTATCGTTTCGTACGAGACTCGCTACCCTCGGTATTGAATCCCTCGGCACGTCGCCAAAGAAATTTATCGAACCCGGCTTTTATCAAATGCGGGAGCATGTCCCTGGAGAAATAAACTTTGGGTTCTTCTCCGCGTTCAAACATCTTGCGAGCCTTGACTAGGACTTCCGTAAACTGTCCTTTGTTGGTTTTCGCATTGTCCCCTAGAGCGCAACAAGAACCCGTATCCCCGAAGTCTTTGTTATGAGCGTCGCTTGTGGAAAATCTCATTCCAAGTTTGTGACATAGATCGCGCATCTTTGTGACGTAAGGTCTTTTGATTTCCGCGTTGAGGCGTAGATACCCGGTTTGTCCAGGACTGTTATCCCGGTAGAATTCAACAATGTCCATTCCGATGGCTTCGCTCATTTTATTGTAGCGAACATGGGTTGTCTTATCTCCTCGGTTTTCAAGGCAGAAGAACTCCGTGCTGACACCCTTGCAACCTATCGCGGCCGCGATTTCAATCATCTGGAGGTACTCGTCGTCCTTGTCCGTCATGCCAATGATAAACGGTCGCAATCGAAGTATCGCGTCGCCGGCTTCAAGAGCTACCCATTTCTCCAGCGTGTTGAAACGCTCCATTGGAACGGAAACTCCACGGTCAATAAGACGGCTTAGTTTGTCATCCAGGTTGATAATGGATACCATCAGGTTCCAGTTCTTTTGTCCACGGCAGAGGTCGACATAACGCGGGTCATCTATCCACCATGTTCCCTTCGTTGAGTAGCGAAGAGGATAATCTAGCTCTTTGAAGATTTTCATAATCTCCAAGCCGACTCCATATTGCTTTTCGTAGTTGTCAAACGGGTCAGATAGCCCTCCCCATTGCAGGAGCATACGCTGACGGATGAAGTCCGCAAACTGATTTTTCGGCGCGGAAGCGTACTCCCCCTGGAGGGAAAATAGTTTACGGATATGATCCGGGTGAACGGCTCGAACGGGCATGGCCTGATAACCCTTGGTTTGATTTACGAAGAGCGGATTGTGTTCCTTCAGGCTCTTTTGGAAGTAGCTGAAGCAGTACATACAGTTCGCGGCGCAATGGTCGTACTGATCGAATGTCATCGGGATAGCGCAATCCAGGATTTCACCACTCCAGCGAGGAGAGAGGTATCCATATTCTATTGGACGGCGTTCTTTGGTTTCAGCGGGCATCGGTTCCTCCTATTTGATAAATTGCCATGCGTTGTCAATGTCTATGATCTTTGGGCCTGACTGGGTTACAATGTAGTTATGCTTCTTCAAAATTTCACGTCTAAAATGTCCTTCGTGGAATCGCTTGATTCTGTTCTCTCGGCAGACCCTGAGCGCGTGTTCCGCAAATTTTTCCTTGTCGAAGACTTGGTCTTTTGCCGGATACAGTCTTTCCACGATTAGTCCGTATCCAATTGGAATGTATTTGAACCGTGGATGCGTGAGCCATTTGAGGACATTGCCTGTTATGTTCGGTGGATCTTTTGGCGGTTCGATTTCTACTACGATCCAAGAGATAGGCTTTGGAGCAAGACCGTGAGCGTGTAAGATTTCGTGTATTCTAAAAATCTTTCTAATGCTTTCCGCTTTGGCTTGAGGACTAAAGATAGAAAGTTTGATGCACCGTTTTCTGTCCGTGAAGATTACGAGTTGCGAACAACCGAAGGTAAAGAACGGCTCCTGTATTTTGCGTTCAACGAATTCGTAATGATGTTTGTACTCGTATTCCTTTCCATCGAACTGGATTGTTCGTGGATTGGAGTAGATGCCGGACAAAGACAATTTGTGAATCATGCGGGTAGATCTTTGGGAGTACCGAGTGTTGTCCAGTATTTTCTTTCTATGAAGGCTCCATGGACTTGGTACTTACGTTCGATGGCTAGATTAAGAACGAGACTGAAATAGATTTCACAGTGCGAATACGTTTCATCTAAAGCGCAAGACATAGCCCATCCGCGGAACCAGCTCCACTTCTTAAATCCATAGACTCCGATGGCGATATGCTGGGACACCGGAACCTTTTCGCGCAGAATGGATATCTTGGTGGAAGAAGAATCGAATTGGATGTTGCAGAACTTGGAAGTGTCCCCTTCTATGGTTGTATGAAGCAAGGCACAATCTGTGCGAACCGCGCCAGAAGCTATGTTAATTGCGAAATGCGAAATGCGGGGACCCTCAATAAGGGTGTCGCAGTCCACAAAGACAACAGATTCATTATCTTCTACATGGCCTCCGGCTAGAAGAGCGCTCATAACCGGGCCGCGTTGAGTGTACCAGACAGGGATGGTTATGAGCGGCAATCCCCTTCCTTTGAGGTAAGAACAAACTTCTGGAGTCCCTATTACGATAATGTCTTCTTGAGGCACTCCTTCACATTGTTCAATGGCGTGTTCTATAAAAGGTTTTCCCTTGTATAGAATGAGTGGCTTTGGAATGTCGTAACCTTCAATACGAAAACGCTGTCCGCGACCAGCGGCGAGTATGATAATTTTCATTTGAAATCCTTTTGGGTCATAAGCTCTACATGGAAGTCGAACCCGCAAACTATTCCGGATCCAATATCGACTTGATCATCGTAGTATCTAATCGTGTATCCGCATTGAACAAGATTCTTAATGACCCGTTGTTTGTCCGCCCAAGAAAGTGAATACCCAAATGGACATGGAAGAACCCGGCTGAAATGTTCACGCAAGAGTTTGACCGTGTCTTCAGAAGCCCCGGTTAGAATTACAGCATGACCGGTTCTTTCCGCGACGTCATAATATGGTAGAGCCCATGCCGGTTCAATCAAAGTAAGGTTCGCCGTGTACCATCTACGCTTCTCTCTATGGATCTCTTCAGGGCATCCCCATTCTTTGTAGTTTAGTCCCCAGAACTCCTTCTTGTATTCTGTGACCCCTGAAAGCTCGTAGGCTTTTTTCGTGGCCGCAAAAGTATCGAACAACGTTCCGTCCATGTCAAACACATGAAGCAACGACCGCATCTGTGACCTCCTTAGCCCATTCGTGTTTCTGTGGTTGGTAGTTCCATAGACGTGCGATATGCGTGAGCAGATAAAACATTTGGAGTAAGATGGTGTCTTGATGACTTGCTAAAAACTCTTCCAAAACCTTTTCCCAGACCTTGTTCAATGGATGGTATCCGTACCAAGATTGCCAGAGCTTACCTAGGTCCACTTCTATTTCTTTTGGAACCGGACGTGGATTGGGGTCTATCCAATAGCCCGAAAGGTTCCCGTTGTGAACGGTGTTTTCCACCGTGGCATCTCCATGGATATGAATAGCGCTTCTTCCAGCGATGGACTTGGTCTTCTCGTAATAATTTTTGACGGCGTCTAAAAGCCAAGTAGGAATATCCAACTTGGAAACATATTCGAAGTATTTAAGCCGGTCCTTAGACACAGAGGGTACTCCCATTCCCCAGTAGAGCTCCAGCCGCTGGAGGGTGGTTTGAGCTACGAACTCCGTTGCGATAGCCCAATGTTCCATAAGAGGTGTCGTGTAGAAGTATAGACCGCGGTCTAATCCCTTGGCTAAGATTGGAGCAAAGATGTTTGGATGTCGTTCCATAATAAAAGCCTGGGACATAATGCTAGGGTCGTGTCCCTGTTTCAAAACGCAGGGATAGGAAATGATGGAACCGCTGTTTCGTTTTTCAGAGGTCATAGCCGAACGCTTTCTTCCACGATACCACGACTTCTTTTCGTGGGCTGTTCTTGTATTCTTTTTCTACAACCCGAACCAATCCAGGATGCATCTCAGCGAGCTTCTCCGCGTACTCGTTGGAAGAATCCAGCGTTCGCTCATCGGTTACTCCACCGGGAGCTCCGTATGAACCGGGGGAGCAGCATGATTCGTGATAGACGTAATTGGCATATCCCCTTCGCAGAAGACGGAGTGTGATGTTGAAGTCTTCACGAACGGGCATTTCCCGGAAGTCCAGTTTTTCTTTTAGGAACACTTCTCGATGATAACCTATCGCGTGCATCATCCGCGTGTTGGCTAACCAACTCTGCTCCACCGTGTCGTTCCCCATACGACTAGACAACCCGACATGAGCCGCCCCGTCTAACTGCTCTGAGATGGCATCGAACATTTCCTTGAACTGCTCTTCCGTGGATTTGGCTAGGAACTGAACTCCCGTCGTTGTCCAGCGTTGGTAGTAAATCCGTTCGCTGGCCGGACAACGAGTAAAGAACGTCATGTCGTCGTCCATCATCATAATCTTAGGCGCATCAATGTTTTCCATAATCCATTGGCGCTTTGCAGAAATGGAATCGACGCTCGCTTTGAAGATTCCCCCACAGACCGCTCCATACTTGGCTTTCAGTATGTCGTAATCTACGCGGGTAGATACGACAAGAAGGGTATGCCGACGCAGAAACGGCGGAAGAGATTCAAACGTCGTTTGCTTTTCTGGGCGGTCATGCGTTGGGATTACGAGCTGTAAGTCCACGTTATTCCCCTTTCGGAATCTTAGCTGACTTGGCAATCGGCCCCGTGACACGGACGTGGGAACGGACGGCGCTCAACTGCGGACCGGGAACCTTCCAAGTGATTGACTTTATGAAGTCCGCATACTTGACAACCTTGCCACGATCCGTTGTCAAACCGAAACGGACTTTGGTATCCTTGAGCTGAGCTTCGGTGTCGAATTGCAGGATGATGAAATCTACTTTACCGGGAACGAATCCCTGGATATCCACGTTCGGCAACGCATCTGGGAGTGCGTCGCCCGTATGAGCCAGCATTGTTCGGAAGGTTTTTTCGTCGAAGCCGGTCAGCATCATCAACTTCTTTTCGTCCCCAATGGATTGGAGGGCCTCGCCTTTCATAAGACGTTGGAGAAGTTGATTGTTCCATTCGCTTCTGTCGGATGCGTTGTTATCCGCCAGAGCATAGGCTATCGCAGCGGTTTCATCTGCGAATTTGGACAGCACGACCGGAACGTGAGTCATGCCGGAAAGCTCTGCCGACAGATGCGTCGTGTTGCCTTTATAGACAACCCGGTTCTTTTCCCAAACGATAAGCGGACTTCGGAATCCGTGTGTTTTCAAATCGTATTGAAGCTTCTTGGCATTGGTCAGCATCAGATCCGAGCTCTTGGGGTTTTCCTTCCAGCGTGTGACCGTGGTGATGGGAACCCAATGCACGACCATAGAGCCAAGAAGTGATTTCGCTTCTTCGTCCATGTTGAGTCTGGGTTTTACGGCTGGAGCTTTGGGGACGGGCATTGGGTTCCTTTCGTTGATGGTTATTGGTACAGACCGGCGATGGACATGATTTGCAGGATATCATCGGTCAAGTGATATTCTGGGATTAGAAGTTTTGAACTGCGCTTGAGGACTCTTATTAGAATAAGGTTTTCAACTACACGGCTCACGGTCATGGTTGGAAGTCCGGCCATAGAACTGATTGTCTTCAAGTCATAGACTCTGCGTGTTTTGTCCTGCATGAATTTCCTAATTAAGGATTCCATGCGACTTGGAACGGTGGACAATGCTACGTCTTTTACGATTTCATATTCTGAAAGACCGGCGACAGGCTTTCTACGAAATGCCGCGACTCCCTGAACTGTCTTGTAGAACTGTTTGCTAAGACGCGTTGGAAGTTCTGCATAGGGTTTATGAGTTGTCTCTCTGGTGTACTTGTCCCGGTTGAAGGTAGCTCGCATCAAGGACGTCCATTGAGCCAATGCGGTTATCTTGTCTTCTAAAACCGTTTCTACCTTTGGAGGAGAACCGAAGTCGTAGTTGAGCGCTTGTTCAGCAACGACTTTGAGCTGCTCTCGCATTTCCATTTCCGATCCGGTATTGAGCAGAGCCCTCTTAGCGATACTTCTTTGGTCTACCAGAGCGTCTGATATGGGAACATTGAACCGTATGAACCGTTCGCCGAAGGAAGTGTTCTGCTCCGTGTAGAGCTCTACGACAGGCGTAACGCCGGCGATGATACCAAACTTGCTTTGATAGGCACGGACGACTCCGTTTCCAAATCGTTTGACAATCGAGCCGTCATACACGTCGCGGAGGTCTCCGGTTATCTCGTCGCGTTGGATTTCATTCTTGGTCAACAACGGCGTCAAGTCTTTTATCATAAGAACCTTGCCGTCTAGCTTTGGAACAAGACTTGGGTCCCCACTCCCCGCAAAGTTCGCACCGCTGACCAAGGTATGAGGCGTGATGTTGCTGATGGTCATTATATTTGGAGCGCGGTCAAACGTGACTATCAATTCCGTTTTGACTCCACCGCTGGGAGCGACCAACATCAACCAGAGGGGTTCCCCCGGCCAACGATTCGCAATTATGGTTCCAAACAGAATGTCTAGGACGCTTGTGTTTTCCAAGAACAACCATCTGCGATAGGCTTCATAGACCGTGGCTGGACTTACTCCAACTCCTTCATACTGAGATTCCGGTTTGGCTTCCTCTCCGGCAAGTATCTCTTTCGTGTTTGGGGGATTGGATTTGAGCTTCTTGGAAATGTACTCTACGACAACCTTTGGACTACGACCGCGTTCCTTGTAGAGGTCTCGTAAGTCGAATCCATCCCGTAAGCCTTCAGGCCAATGCAGGAATTTCAAAGACCGAGCAACGGATTGGAGCGTCGCGTAAACTTTCTTTGAGCCTTCTGTTCCAGCTTGGTCGCAATCGTAAAGTACCTTGACGTCCTTGCCTGTGAACATTCCGGCCCAGTCCGCCTTGAAAGTATTCGCTCCCGGGACGGCAACGACAATCGCTTTTGAATTCATGGCACGACAAATCTCGTGCATGACCATTCCATCCCATTCACCTTCACAGAGCCAGACTTCTTTCTGCGTGGATTTTTCCAGGGTCTGCCAGTTGAACAGTCCAACGTGACAACCCGCCCCAATATGCAAGCGACCGTCGGTGTAGATTTTCACGTCTAGGAAATCCAGTCCGTTGGGTTCCATGACAGGGACTAAAAAGTTTTTCGTCAAGGGATTGTAACCAAGATGGAAGGCCCTCAACGTGGCAATCGAAATTCCACGTTCTTTGCTTAGATTGATAGCCTCATTCCCAGCGAAGAACTGCTGAAAGTGTCCTGCGATTTCTTTCAACAAGGTTTTGAACCCGCCATGCTTTCCACAAGACTTACAATCCCATGCCTTGCTCTGCGTGTTGATGTAAAAATTATTATCATGACCGCAGAATATGCAACGCCCATGAACCTGATTAACCCCAGACGATCCTTTCTGCAGGAATCCGTGCTGGCGGAAAATCTTGGTATTGGAATCCTTTGGATTCTCAATTGGCATTGGTTAGCTGTTCTTTGGAATTTCTTTTTCATTGACCCCTGACCGCTTTATGCAAGCTTCGCAGATATTGCGGTAGAACCCCAACTCTGTGAAGCGCACGAATATTCCGGAACATGCAATGGCTCCCCTAGAATAGTTTTCAAACTGGAACAGATGCCTCTTATCGAGGAAATGAGTTTCCCCGTGAATCGAAACCCAGACCCCAGATTTACGCAAGTTTGAACTCCTTCTTTTGATCCCATGTAGTGTTCGTTCTAAAAAATTCCACGTCCAGAGGAACGGTTATCTCTGGGATGTCTATCATGGCCTTGCGAATTGTTTGGCAGTTAGGAATTAGATTGCCCATGATGGACCGCATATAGGCTAGGATCAGTTCGTCGTGAACCGTGTTCTTAATGCGAATTTTTTCATCAAAGACAGTTCTAGACAAGACGTCTATTCTGTTCTCCGCCGTTTTTACTATCATGGCTTCGTCGTGTTGGATGCGATAATTGGCGCCGACGTATGCCTTATCTTGTGGAACGTATAGTTTGCGACCGAACGGAGAAGTCATGTAGCCGAACTCTTTAATCTCACTCGCCATCTGTTTGGAAAAGTTTGCTATCCGGGAAAGACGTTCACAATAAATTTCGTGGCGCGGTTTCGCAATGTGAACTGGGAGTCCTAGTGTTAGAGCCCATTTACCTAGACCAGCTCCAAACGCTTTCGAAAAGTTTCCGTTTTTGGCTGCGTCACGGAGAATCTTGCGGAGCCTTTTGAACATCTCTTTCTGCGCTTCTTGTTTGCCAATTTCATTAACGCGGATTTTCAGTTTGCTTTTCAAAGACGGGTCTCGTAATGCAAAGTGAGCAAAGCAAGCCTCGGGGTCCGCAATCAAATCCGGGTACGATATCTCCAACGCTGGAAGGTGGACGTCTCCGTTCTCTTTTAGAATATCTATGAGCTCGGGTTCTCCGCAAGCGGCGATTATCAAACGCATTTGGATGCCGGAGTAATCTACCAGAAGGTCTATCCATCCCGGTCTAACGGTGAAGCACCGTCTCGCTGGGACGGGAAAGGGATTCTTGAGGGCGGCTTCCTTGCTGATGTTGTGGACATTGGGCTTGTTACTGGATTGCCTTCCAGTCCTGGCTTGATTGGTATTGGTTATCGGATGCGCGATACCATTTCTGCCGGCGAACTGAATATATTTTTTAACGTGCGCGATGCCCATTGAATAGCTGCGATACTTGAAAATCAAATCGAAGACCGGATGTGGATGCGTTTCACGCAGAGCGAGCAGGACGTCTTTGTCCGTGCTAGGTTCATTGCTCTTGTCCGTGTACGCTAGGACAGGCATTCCAAGTCTGCGGAAAAGGATTCTGGAAACTTGTTTGTCTCCGTTCCAGTTAAGGTACTCACCAAAGAGCTTGTGAGTTTCTTTTGTGACCGCGGTCATTTCCTTTCCCATCCAGTCTATCAGGCTATTGCAATTTTCGATATGGATGTCAACGCCGAATCGTTCGATGCGTTCCGTGGTTTTTATCAAATCCATTTCCGTCTGGTAGTCTTTGCTCCATCTATGGAATATTGGATTGTAGAATTCGTATTTCCACGTTTGAAACAAAAGCATCGTACGAATGACGTCAGAAAGCTGATAGCTATACATCTGGTTGACTGGGATGTTGTGATAACCGTAAGCGCGACCCATCTTTGAGATGCGGTCGTCATCTTCTTTTGTCCAAACGGTTCCATCAGGCAAGGACACTTCGCCTAGAAGTTCCCATGCTAGATAACCGAGGTCGTGGGAGGGATTCAAGTTTCGCAAGATGCGGGACATCATCATGGTATCGTGGAGCTCAGATTCTTCTGGGAAATCGAATCCGTTGGTTCGAAGAATGGAGTAGTCGAACTTGATGTTGTGACCAATCTTTGCGATAGATAAGTCTGAAAGAAAATTTTGCAAAAAATGTTTTTGAACTTCGGGGTCTGAACCGTCTTTACCGTCTAGACGGCGGACGTCACAGTTTCCTTCTACGTCACACGTCGCATAAGCAAAGACCTCGTCCCGATAGGGATTCAGGCCGGTCGTTTCTACGTCTATGACCATATAGCGTTTCTTTTTGATTGGTGGCATAGTGGTAACAAAACTCCACGCGGTTTGACGCGCGTGGAGCTCGGTAGTGATGGAGCCGATTTACTTCTTCTTGATGACGCCGGGTTTCTTGGCGGGAAGCGGAGCGGGTTTCGCAGTCGGCTTCGGCGTGGCTTTCTTGGGGGCTGGACGCTCGATGATTTCGGTTCCGAGGTCGTTGTCCTCCAAGAGCTTGACGTCTTCCGCGCTGAGCTCCGCGAACTTGTAGTTGAACCCACGAATGCGTTCCTTGAGGGCGTCCACGTCGTCCTCGTCCGTCGCATCGGTGATGCCTTGCGCCGAACAGAACGTGAGGAGTGCCGTTTTCAATTCGTCGGAACCTTCTTCGGGAGGGGTCGCACCGTCTTCGGCAGGAGTTGCTTCCCCACCTTCACCGGCTTCGCCCGTATCTTCCACGGAAAGAACTTTGATTTCGAAGTACCCATTGTCGTTCCGCCTCGCGCGGATTTCGTAAATGGGCTTCAAGCCAGAGATATGCTCCAGCACTTCCGGGATGTCCTTGGGATTTTCCGGCGCTTGGATTCCGTGTTGTTCGATATAACGCTGGAAGAAGGCCGCGCTGACTTGATGTTCGATGTACATATTGTCGCGGAGTCCGACGCCGGAATGGTCGCCGTCCAGAATCGTGAACTGACGCGGAACGCGGAGCTTGCCGTTGGGGTCTGCTTCCAGGTGGAGCTTGACAAGCTGAACGCGATACGTGCCGTCGTCCGGCAAATCCTCCGCGCCGAACATCCGTTCCTTTTCCTTGGAGGCGGTTTTCCAGTTCGCCTTCATTGCGTTGAGCTGATTGAGTAGTCCGTCTGCCATTGGTTTTCCTTTGTTGAGTTGGCGGTTATTGAACAGCGACAGCGATAATCACTTTTTCTTTATGACCCCTCCCTCCTTGGGAGCGACCAATTGATTGCTAAATCCCAATGTAAAGTTTTTGTAAGCCTGTTTCGCCGTGTTACCCATTCCAATCGTTTCGATTCGATTGCCGTTTGAGTACTTGAAGAACGAATCCACATCAACCCTTACTCCAGCGGTGATGTCTTTGCTTCCACGGATACGCATGATTCGTTTTCCAAAGTCGTCGTAGGTATAGTAGGTGATGATGTCCACGAATCCCTCGAACCATTTCCGCGCTTGCTTTTGGAGCTGAGTTACGTTCTTGCTGAACTTGACGCCGGAAGGAGTCGTGCGCTCTTCCACATCCGTATGTGCGATGACGACGTATCCCGCTGGGAGATGGAGGAGGCGGGTGTTTTGTTTTCGGAATTCCGCCTCTACCATTTTCCAACCGTTTCCCCAACCTTCATCACGGACGTCTGTGATGTTGTTGATTCTTAAAATGTACTCGAAGCATCTTTCGTACATCAAGTATCCAGGGTCAATGATGATGGTCTTGGCGTATTCCGGATTCGCTTCAAACTTTTGTTCCAAAGCATCTAGCACGTCCAGGAAATAATCCCACGACTCGATGTAGGTTTGCCGGATGCGAAGGAACTTGCCTCCCTGCTCGAACATCAAAAAATACGGGTCTGGAAATTCCGCAAGAAGAGACGTCTTACCTATCTTGCGGTCGCCGTGGATTAGGAAGGACGCTTGGGACAAATCCGTACAGGGTTCAATCGGCTCGTCTGCCAGCATTACGGCGGCGCGTTCCGTCGTAACGGACTTGAGAGGTTTCTTATCGAGTTTTTTTATCATTGGTGTCCTCCAGTTCTTCAAAGAGTTTCGGTTTCTGTTTGTATCCAACCATTGAACCCGTAGAGCATGCTTCTAGGAACGTACACTTGTAAGGTCGATGACATGCGGTTTCGTTTCTGTAGACGGGAAGTTTATTTCCCAGAAGCATTTTCACTTCTACCAATTTGGATAGGAGCTCTTTCTTGAACCGGTCCTTGTCCAGTTCGGGATACCGGATTTCATACCGCTTGAAATAATGATCCGGGCGTTTCCGTACGTCTGCTCGAATGCGTTCGGCGAATCCTTTTGTGGACTCGTTGACCTTTGGTTTCAAACCTGGATTGCGAACGATGTTGTACAGACAGCCAAGTAAACGGATTTTGAATTCCGCCTCTTCCGCTGTTATGTAGAAAAGGTTCTGGAGGTCGAAGGTCAAATGAAGCATCAGGTAGTCTTCATCTATGAACCCTTTGGTCTTATGCTCCATGAGCCAATTCCCAAGGCTCTTGTCTTTGTAGTTGCCGTCCTTCTTGCCGCGTAGACGGAAACCGTTCCATAGGAAATTGAAAGCACGTTCGACTGACGTGAACTTTTTCTTTGTCCAGTCTTCCGGGTAATACCGGATGTACTCTTCAAG